GACGTCCGCCGTGGTGATGTTGATCTCCGATCCGATTTCGCGAAGGGAAGAATTTATGTTAGTGCAAGCGGCGCGATACTCTTTTTCGCCTGTAAGGTCGATTGATGTTTTGATCTGCTCTTCTTTCGCCATTTATATCCCTCCCAGCACGTCGTCAATATCAACTTCTTTCGGAACGGGCTTGAAACGATCCGGATTGAATTCACGATGAATTTTGAAAAGCGTCAAAATTTTATACGGTGTCATGCGCCATACTTCGGCTTCGCTCCAGCGAAGAAGCGTTACGCCGATATAAAGAAGGCGGGCAAGGTCGATTATTCCTTGCCCGCTGTTGCGTTTTTTTCGATGTCCTCTTCGTCGTCCTCTTCCTCTTCGTCCCGTTCGGGCGGTTCGGGCGTTCCGTTGTTGCCCATAGAAAAGGATTTGAAGATCGCCGCTTTCACGTCGGCGAAATTGCCCGTATGAATGAGCTTGCCCACCTGTTTTTCGGTAAGCGGTTCTTCGTCGTCCGCCGCGCCCTCATTCAAAAGCACGGTCAGAAGCCAGCGAAGATTTTTAATGCTGTCCTTGCCGGAAAGCACGGTATCAAGGCGATCGAAGCCGCCGAATTTGTCTTGCATTTCGTCGATCGCGTTCAGACTGAAAAGAAGGTGTCTTTCCTTGTCAAGTGTGATCGGGAAACGCCCGTCTTTAATTGCGCTCATAAAACAATAAGCGGGAAGCCGTTTCCGGCTCCCCGCTGTACCCCCTTTCTAAATTAGCCCGCCGAATCAGTATTGTTCGGCTCTCTCACCTTAGTAAACCAAGCCGCCGCGACGCTCTCGGTCGGCAATGCGACGTGTTCAGCCTTCCACAAGCCGTCAGAACGCTTGATGAACTGCCCGACGATCTCCGGCGTAGTAAATTCGATACTGTCGCCTTTCGTCTGGTAGTTTTCGGAAGGGATCGCGAACTTCACCTTGTAAAGCCAAATGTACTTATAGCTTCCGCCCGCTTTCTTCGCGCGGAAGCCGATTGCGAAATAAGGCGGTTCGTCCGTATCCGAACCGTAAACCACCATATCGTCGTCCTGCTGTTGCCCAAGCAGGGCGGCAAGGTCAGCCGGAAGAAGGTCATTGACGTTCAGCGTCAATTCTCCCGAAACAAATTCCTTTACAACCTCGTCGGCTCCGTCGTCCGCGTAAAGGATCGCTTCGGCAACCTCCACGGAAAGCTCCGCCGAAATTGCCTTCGCCATTTTTACGGGCGTGCCGTATTTCTCCACGCCGCCGTCGCCGATCGTGATAGGCGCGCGGTAAAGGTCGCGCAATCCGATTGTAGCCATATTCGTTATACCTCCATATACTTGAATTCCACGGGAACGTGATAATAACCCGTGTTTTCCTCGAACACTTCCGGATCAAACGTGATCCCGTAGAACCCCGCTTCCTTCAATGCCCGCTTTGCGCTCCGCATAAGGGCGATATAATCCACGCGGGAATAAATATCCGCCCTGTACGTGAATTCCTCCGCGCCGCTTTCATCGTCCGAAAAATGGGTATCCAGCCCCACGACGATCTGATACGTGATAAAGGTTTCTGCCTTTCCGGTGTAAATCAGCCGTTCGACGGGATAGCCCAGCTTTTCCAGCGTCGTTTTTACAAGTGTATCAACGTCCGTCATTTTGCTTTGCCTCCCATACGCGGCGCATTTCATCGTTTACAGCGTCCGCCGCCTTCGTATTCGCCGCCGTGAACCACGGGCGCGCTGGCATATTCTTTCGTCCGTATTGCAGGACGAAGCCTTTTGTCGCGTTCCGTACCCCGTGCCTGTCTTTCCCGTCCGGATATACTTCAACCATCTTCCCGTTGTCCCGCTCCTTGATTTTGGAAACAACGATTGACGCGGCAAGATCACCTGTGCTTCTGCGGCTCCGGAACATTGTTCGGATTTCCGCCCGCTGTGCTTCCTGCATTACCGCGCCGCCAGCTTTCAGCATTTCCGGTACTGCCTCTTCCGCGATTTTCGCGCGTTGAAGCATTTGTTCTTGTAGGTCGTCAAGCCCTACAACGTTAAACCGCGCCATTTCCGCCGCCTCCTTCCGTCGTGCCTCCCGCCGCGTTTGCGGCGCTCTGCGCTTCGGGGAAGCTGGAAAGCGTCAATTCCACAAGCTCTCCGTCGTCGTGAATGTACGTCCGAAGAATGCGATAGCGTTTCCCGCTCGAAACGGGATATTCCGCGATCGTTTCCCCGCTGTATTCCATTGCGTAAACGTCGAACTTGATTTCGGCGGCGTGTCCCGCCATTTCCGCTTTGTAGAACTCCGAATACCCTACGGATTTTTTATCAGCGAAAACCGTTGTCGCCGTTTCCGGCTTCCTTGTAGGGAAGCCGTGTTCGTTTGTCCGCTCCGAAGGTTCGGAAAGCGCGATCAGCGTTATTTGATCTCTCCAGCCCATTATCCGCCACCGCCTTCCGTGTATTCGTCAGACAGCGACAAGGCGCATTTCAAGTAATCGTATGCTTTCCTGTGCCTTTCGCCTTCGCCGCCGAAGTTATCTTCGGATTTCGCGTACAGAATGATTGCGCGGTCTAAAAGGGGATCGCCCAGCGTTTCGCTGGACGATCCCGCATTTTCCGGAACGTTGATACCGACAAGCCGAAGATCAGCGATACCGGAAGTAATGTAATCTTCGATTTCGTCGTCAAATACGGCGGCTGTTTTTCGCAAAGCCAGCTTTACCTTGTCAAGCATCATCGTTCAACCCTCCATTACGTGCCCGCCTTTACCAGCTTCACCAGCTTCACGAAGGCTTCGCCGATTGCGGGCTGGCAATCAAAGATCGCAATACCGCTGTATTTGTAGCTGTTCGTGTCGATGTCATAGGCGTTCTTGACGTTGATACTTTCCGCAAGGTTCGCGCAAACCTTCTTGAAGTCGCCCAAGAAGGCTTCGTGTTCCTTCACGTAATCGGACAGAAGAACCGGATAGCCGTAAACAAAGTAGCTGTTGCCCTGCACGGTTACAATATGGTTCTTGCTGGTATCCTGCAACGGCATAAAATCGGTGAACAAGGTTCGCTTGCTCATAACGAATTTTGCGTTGCGGTCGTATCCGGCGTTCAGAAGCCCGATCAGCGTCTGGACATTCGCGGCGGTAAGGGAAGCAGAAACGTCCACGGAAACGCTGTTCGTTGCGTCCCAAGTGTTCGCCTTGTTAATGCCCTTCGGCTCGGAAGTGCCGGTTCCGTTGATGAAGAAATCTTCAACCTTGCGGGCGATCGCCTCTGCAAGCATATCAACGATCCAGCTTTCAAACGCCGCAATGCTCATTGTCATAACGGTATCGGAAATCTGAACCAGCTTCACGATCTCATATCCGCTCAATGTTACGGTGGTAAGGGTACCGGCGGCGGGCGTGATTGCGGCGTTCTCGGCGTGAATAGCCGCGTCGTTGTTCGTTCCTTCCACAACGAACTTCACCGCGCCTTTGACGTGAAGAAGGGTAACTTCGTTCAGCATAGGCGCAAGTTTCTTTACCTTGCTGATAATCTCGTTCGCGGTCTGTGTCGGCACAACCTCCGCGCCCGTGCCGCTGGCGTTCGCATAAGCGCGCTTTTCTGCGTCGGTAAGGGGAAGGCGGCGAAGGTTTTTCAGCCACGCGGAACGATATTCGGGCGTTCCGAAAGGATCTTCCGGATCGGCGTTACTCTCTTCCTTCTTCCCGAAAGATCGGACAGAAACGCCGTCGCCCTTCGCGATATTATCCAGAATGCCGTTGCGCTTCTCGGCGGCGGCAATCAGTCCGGCGCGCTCTTCGGTAAGCTGGGTGGTTTCCTGCTCCAGCGCGTCAATCTCTGCGGCGGTCATAGCGTCGCCGCGCTGTTCGATCTCCTGCTTGATAGCCGCAAGGCGGGCTTCAATCTCTTTAATTCTCATTGTGTTAAACCTCCATCATAAGTTTGATTTTAAGAATTTGCTTCCGGCGCTCCAGCCGCTCCTGCTGTTCTCTTTCGATCACTCCATCGAAATAGGAACGCGCCGAAATATCGGTATCGGCGTTCGCCGGATAAGATACCGCCGAAACGTCGTAAACCTTCTTGATCTTCAAGATCGTTCTTGTGTGCGTGTCTTTGTTGTATGCGTCCTCCGATACGGTGAACGCCCACGACATTTTGCAAATAAGCCCCGCGTCGATACTCGCGTAAAGGCGTTTTGCCTCTTCGGTAAGGCTCAAATTTGCGGCAATAAATAAGCCGCCGTCCTGCGGTTCCAGAAGCAGGGAAGGCGGCTTGTTCTTTGCCATCTTGTTTCGGGCGAATACCATTCCGGAATGATCGAACTGCATAATCACGTCGGACAGGTCAGCGCCTACAAGCGCGTTCCGGTCGATCATTTCGCAATACTTGATCCCGCCGTATTCGTACATAACATACGGCTTATTGAACGTTGTTGCGAAGCCTTCGACGTAATAATCGGTGTCAAACCTCTTCTCCGTTGTCCCCTGCGGGATCATCAGCGGCTGGAACATTTGACGGTATTCCCGTTCCTTCACTACTGGCATTCGGTGTAACCTCCTTTCCTAACTCTGATACTTCCGCGTATTCCTTGCGAATATAATACTTGTCCCCGCCTTCGACGTGCGACATATTCCAAATATCCATAACGCCGTTACGGTTTAACAAGCCACGGTCAAATAATTGTGTGCTGATATTCAGCTTCGTATTATTGCTTGCGTATTGAAGCCTGTTCGCGGTAAAGGTAATTGCGTTCCCGAAGGATAATTCCCGCTGTGTATAGGTCATATTCGACATAACCAGCGAAAGCTGGATCGCGAAAGGCTCGATCTTGCCTTCGTAGTAAGCGTTCCATTCATCTTCGGTATAGCTGTTCTGAATGATTTTCGCGTTCGTCCCGAAGTAGTTAAAGACATTTTCGTTGATCTGCGCCATCTGCGCGGCGTTTACGGTGAACGGCTTGCTTTCGATCGGCTTTACGTCCGCGAATTTGCTATCGTAGATCACCATTCCGGATTGATTATCCGCCGAAAGGTTATCCGCCGTGAAGCGCTTGCGCTCTTTCGTAATATCTTCCGGCTTCAACATATTCGCAACCTTCGCCAAGAACCGGACGGAAGCCGAATTTTTAACGCCGTTGATAATGCCTTGATTTTGCGTGTGGATCAACTGCATTGTAGGACGAAGCGCGGCGTTACTCTCTCCGAAGAAATCGTCGCTATACTGAAATTGCGTCATAACGCCGACGCGCTCGAACTCGATTGCCGCCCGCTGTCCGTTTGCGAAGGTGTATCGCAAGAAGGGCGCGCCCCTGTATTCGACAACTTCGCAACGCTGGGGAAGCAGGGGATAATACCCCGCGATCCCGCCGTATTCATCTTCGATCGGAACAATGAACGCCGTGTTATTCACCGAAAGGATCGTCGCGATCCGGTAAATGAACTTCGACGTATCCATAAACGGATTAGGGCGGAACTGCAATACCCTTTCAAGGTTCTTGTACGCCGTCCCGCTGATTTCCGGTTTCAACTTTGAACAGAAATTCGCGAACGAATGAATAGCCGCCCGCGTAAGCTCCATTTCGTAAAGGCTTTCCGGCGCGTTCGTGAAAACGGGCGAATACCCGTTAAGCATTTTGAAGTATCCTTCCGCTTGAATATCCGAACGCGGTTTTCGGAAAATCGTTTCAAAAATTCCCATAGTTTTATCACCCCGCATTTTTCAGCATTTCGCCGATCTCGTTATAATACTTCTGCCGTACCGTCATAGCGTCGATCACGGAAACGAAGCCGTCGATACGCGCCCGCTGTTCGATTTTTACCGGACGGAACTTCCGCGTTTCCATATTGTGCTTTAACGCGACGTTGAGGAAATGCGCTTTCAGAAGGTTATTATCCGCGATCTTGAAATTGCCGTCTTTGATTATGCCTTCAAACTCCCGAATAACGGGCGCAAGGTTTTCACCCTGCCATACGTCGTCCGTCTGGAAGCCCGCCGCTTTCAAGTCGTCGATCAGATATTGCGCGCTGTAACGGTCGTAGCCGATTTTTAGAATATAAATGCCGTACTGATCCCGAAGGGCGGAAAACCATTCGTAAACGTCCCTGTAATCTACGTGATTTTCGCCGGACAGCTTCACGATCCCTTGCTTGACGAATATATCATACGGCACGCCGTCCACCGCCTGTGCGGTTTCCAGCCTGTTCGCGGGCATAAAGAATTGTGCGAAGGCATAAAGAACGCCGCCGCGCTCAATAATCACGCTTGCGGCTGTAAGGTCTGTTGTCTGCGATAGGTCGATACCGCCCACCGCGTAACTGTCTTTGAAATCCTCCAGCTTGATTTTTTCACCCGCTCGATCGACAACGACATAATCAAGCCAAGCGACGGAAGAATTCTGCTTGATATTGCAGTATTTGCAAAGGAATTCCGCCCGCTTTGAAAGGCTCATTTCCGCGACGGCGATTTCCTCTTTGAAGAACTCCGGCGAAACGGAAACGCCCATATTCGGATTTGCCTTTTTTAGCTCTTCAAGGTCGTTCCATTTCTCCACGTCGTCGATCATATAAAGCAGGGGAAGAAGGCGGCGTTCTTTGCTTCCGCCTTTCAGAAACGCCGTAGATCGCGCCATCAATTCGTCGAAAATACCGTCGTTTTCGTATCCCGCCGTACTGATAGACAGGATCAGCGGCTGGCGGCGTGCGCCAAGCGCGGATTTCATTACTTCGTATTGCTTCAAGCCGCCGTCGCCGCGCCAAGACGCGACTTCATCGTTCACGACTAAATGCGGATTGAAGCCGTCCGATTTCTTCGCATTGAACGCCAGCGGCTTTATTGCCGTGTTGCTTTCCTCGATGTAAATATCCGAACGGCGCTTCTTCGCAAGCTCCGAAAGCTCCGGTTCTTTTTTAATCATCTGATAGAAGTTATCGTAAACGATGTTTGCTTGCTCCAGCTTCGGCGCAAGGCAATATATTTTCGCGCCGTATTCGCCGTCAAGATACGCCATATAAGCAATGACGGCGGACGCAAAAAGCGTTTTGCCGTTCTTGCGCCCGATCACAATAAACACTTCACGAAAGACGCGCGTTCCGTCCTCTTCGACGATCCCGAACATAAGGGAAACGGCGGCTTTCTGCCACAACTCCAGCTTCAAAAGGTCTGTGCGCCCTTCGCAATGATGGCAAAAGTTTTCGATGAACCGAATTGCCTTGTTTGCCTTCTTCGCGTTGAAGGTGAAAAGCCCTTCTTGAAGCCCCTTCACGATGTATTCATACAGAAGGCGAACCCACTTGCCGACGGTTATATTTCCGGAAGAAATGCCGTCGTAATACTCGTAAATGTAATTTGAAAAGGGCATTTTTATTCGTCCCGTAACGCCTGTAAACGGCTTTCCTTTTTCTTCTCCGGCGGTACAAGATCGCAAAGCTGTTTGATAATTGCGGCGTGATTTTTTGTCATGGCGATATGAGTTTTCACCGCGTCGCTTTGCTTCGTCCCGCTCTGATTTGCGCCGTTTTGGTATTCG